TATGAATTTGAAATACTGTATAATGAGGTTTAATTATGACATGGTTTAACTACACTACTTCCGGAAGCCAAAACTATGCTCCAGTCAGAAGAAAAATAGTTTTTCCTCAATTGTCAGAAAAATTAAAAGTAGGAGATTGGCTGCACGTAAACCTTGATGTCTTAGACATAGGAAAATTTTATTATTATGAGAATGGTTTGATAAAAAAAAGTTTTGACCCAGATGCATATCTCGTAGTATACGAAACGGAAGGCACAAAAACCGCCACATTTAGTTTTATTGTTGACGCAGATAATAGCAGCTCATATAAAAGAAATTTGTGGTTTAAATCCTTAACCAATATAGAACCTGGGTTTAAGCCAACTGGAGATTATTATATCTATTATCATAAAGACAACATTCAATATATTTCGCTGCAGGGATCAAATTATCAATCAACGACAAGTCCATCTGGGTCTAATTTTATAGCAACTGTATCTGGAAGTTCTGCTTCTACCATAAATTACTATTCAACTGAGGTTTTAGCAGCACTGAACGAAAGAGTTTCTGCTATGAGCTTTTTGGGGGACAAAGAAGTTTGGCGAAATGGAAAAACCCTTAGCCATGGAGCCAAAGTGTTAGGTCCATTCAGTGGGCCAAGACTAAAAATATATGCGGATAAAAATAGTTCTTCTGGTTTTATTTATTTAAAAATAGTAAAATCTTCTGCGGTTGGTGACGGTCAAAAAGTAGTAAAAGAAGGAACAGAAATTGATCTTTATTCTCCGACAAATTTATTAGGTCAATTAATATATGAACTAGACATGCAACAAGATCTCTCTTTTTCTACTTATGAAGAATTATATGGTGAATTTTATTTTGAAATAGAAACTTTGGAAAAAAAGAATGAAGCATCACATTCTATTGGATGCAATATGGTAAAATATGCCTTTTCCAAAAATTATGAATTGCAATTTGACAAAGAAGAAATAAAATCAGACATAGCGTTTAAAACGATTGGTGGTGTAAAATAATGGCAAAGATAACAAGAAAGATAACTGGTCTTAAACCAAATCAAAACTATTTAGTTTTATTTAAGGCAAAAAATACCGAGCTCTCAGCAATTGATGAACCACATCCTTCAATAAGAATGCTTACGCCGACAGACACAAGCATACCTTCTGCAATAGACAACGATACATTTTTTATATATGGCAATTACAAGTCGGTAATGTTTGTTTTTGAGCCAACAGAAGATATTGATGTAGATAGGTATAAGTATGAACTATATTCAGATCCAGCTGGAACAAACCTAATCTCTTCTGGATACGCCACCTCCAGTGTTTTTACAATTGACGTACCGAACAATAGTAGTGCCGAAGAAGACGATGATATTCAAAGTAACGTTAAGTACTACGGAAGAATAAAAACTGTTGATACGTCGGAAAATGAAAGTGGATGGACTCCAAGCAGTGGACTCAAAGAATCCAGCGAAACAGCTCTCATAGAAAGCTCCCACATAAGAAATCTCACTGCATCAAAGATTACTGCTGGGACAATAAATGCGCACGAAATAATATTGAAACAACAGGGTGTGCGAACATCTATTAGTGCACCAGCAAATATGGCCATACTAAGGTCTTCAGATTACAATGGTTCCTATAATAATGGAACCAATCAATGGTCTGCGGGGACTAGTGGTTGGGTAATAGCAGGAAATGGTTACGCAGAATTTAGCGTAGGCTCAATTAGAGGTGGATTAAAGGCCCAGTCTATTTGGATTAACTCTAATAATAGATGGAATAGAAATGCTAACGATACCACAAATGTTAACGAATTCAAAGTTGGATCAGCAACTAAATACATACATTTTGATGGAACAGATGTTGTATTTACGGGAAATTTAAACGCAGCTGGTGGAACTTTCACTGGAGATTTAAACGCAGTTGGTGGAACTTTTGAGGGAGATTTAAACGCAGTTGGTGGAACTTTCAGTGGAAATTTAAACGCAGTTGGTGGAACTTTCACTGGAGATTTAATCGCAGTTGGTGGAACTTTTGAGGGAGATATATCTGCCGCTAGTGGAACTTTTACTGGAGATCTTTTTGGATCAACAATAATTGGTGGCCAAATTAATATAGGTGATGGAACATTTAAAGTAGATTCAGAAGGCAATATGGAGGCCACCTCAGCAAACGTCTCTGGTGAAATTTATGCAAGCAGTGGAAATATTGCTGGTTGGGTTATTGATGGAGACAATCTAAGAGATGACCAGAATATAACCATATTAAGGCCAGGTGGAGTGATAGATATCGGTAATGATTTAAATGCAACTGGAAACGTCGACAGTGGATCTAATGTAACAGCAAGTCGGTTTTGTTTTGGCAAATGTAAGACTTGGTCAAGGCAGCGCTGAAGTTATTTCTCGGTTCTCATCGTGATATTGTCAGGGATGATGAGAATGGTCAAATTTATTTGACCGCCTCTAAAATGGAACTAAAAAAAGACATTGAACATTATTCAAACGGAATTGAAATTATAAAAAAACTAAGTCCAGCTAGATTCAGATGGAAAAATTGGAGATATAGAAATGAAGAAGTTGAGTCAATTTTTTTGGAAAAAAAACATTATGGTTTCATTGTAGAAGAAGTCGCAGAAGAACTTCCGAATTTTGTTGCGTGGGATGTTGAGTCTGATTCGCTTGCGCCTCAAATGTGGGATTTACAGTCCGTAATTTCGGTCTCTGTGGCGGCAATTAAAGAATTGGTAGAAAAAGTAGAAGCATTAGAAGACAGAATAGAATAAGTCTATAATAATTTGTTTTTTAAGACAAGATGGTGTATAATTTATGTTAATCGTGTCAAAAATTTTTAGCAAGAAAAACAAGGAAACCCCATCGGAGCATACAATGCCGCAAACAGAAAATTTAGATGAGCTTGAAGTTTCTGCAAAAGAAAATTCTAATTTGGATATTAATTTGGTTATATCATCTTTTCAAGATAAACTTACCCAAGTTATGACTGAGTTGGTTATAAAAGAAGCTACAATTAAACAATTGTTATTACAAATAGAAAAACTAAAAGGAAGATAAAATGAGCGAAAATACACAAGAAGCACCAAAAGAGTTTAAAATTGAGATTACAATTTCAGATAAAAATATGTCGTATAAAAGCGACTTCTCAGAACCAGATACTTTGTTTTGGATTGATGCAGTAAAGTACACAATTTTAAAGAAAACTTTTGACACTGCAGTAGAAGAAAGCTAATTAAATTAGCCAAAAGGTCTACTATTTTATATAGGCCTCAATTTTTGGACGTTTAACTATGGCTATTAAAAAATATTTTCAACCTTTCACAAGGGAAACTGAGTTGGATTTTGTTGCAAAGACAATGAATCCAAATGACGTAAAATCGTTAGGCAAAACTTTTAAAATAGCTGCTCTTGCTCTTGGCTATCAGGGTACAAACTATTTTTACACTGGTAGGAGCAATTTTGAACCCTCGCCATATGATTTTGATAGAATAATACAAGCTGTAGACACTGACTCGTATGTAAAGCAAGCTGTTCAAAAGTATAAGGATCTCTTTTGGAAAGAGGGCTGGAAAATAACCAGCGAAAATCAAGAAGCAGTATCTTATCTTTATCAAAGAATAGATTACATGGAAATGGCTATGAAAAAGCCTTTTCTTGATTTTCTTATTGAACTGTCAGATCAACTAATTAAATTTGGGAATGTTTTTATAGTCAAGGCAAGAGGAGATCTTAATCAGTATTTTCCCTCCAAGCTGACTCCAATTGGAGAAACTAACACCATGCCAGTCACTGGATATTATCTTATCCCAACAGAACAAGTAAGGATTTTGAGGGATAAATATAATAGACCAAAGTCTTACATGCAACAAACAGACCCCCTAACCTATGCTCCAACAGATAGAGATCCAGTATGGTCTGCGGATAGAGTAATACATCTTTACTTTGATAGAAAACCAGGTCGTGCATTTGGTACACCCTTCTTGTCAAATGTGCTAGATGACGTTGTTGCCCTAAGGCAAATGGAAGAGGATATTCAAAATCTTGTCCACAGAGAATTATTTCCTCTCTACAAATATATTATTGGAACAGCGGATCAACCAGCTGAACCAGAAGAGATAGAAAGAGCAGCATCAGAAATAGAAAATCTAAGATCAGAGGGTGGATTGATTCTTCCCTATAGGCATGATGTTGATGTGATAGGTTCCGCAAAGGAAGCTCTGGATTCAGATCCATACCTACAACACTTCAAGGAAAGAGTTGCGATTGGTCTTGGTGTTGCACCACATCATCTTGGCATGACATTGAATGGTGGGAACAGGTCAATGACGGAAAGGCTTGATACATCACTTTATGATAAAGTCAAGCAATTCCAAAGACAGTTTTCTGAAATGATAAGACTTCATATATTTAATGAACTTTTGTTTGAGGGTGGATTTGATCCAATTCAAAATCCAATGGAACCAGACACATCAGAAAGATGCTTCTTTCAATTCAACGAAATAGATGTTGATACTCAAGTCAAAAAAGAAACGCACGTAATGCAAAAATATGTTAACTCATTAATTACACTTTCTGAGGCAAGACTTGAGCTTGGATTGAATCCAGAGGCTCAGATAGATGACCTGTTTACCGGCATACAGGCGTCAATGCAAAAAGATCTAATTGACTCACAGCAACAGGCTCAGGATGCAAATTCGGATAATCAACAGCCAGCAAAATCTGGCGAAAGAAATCTTCCCTCAAAAAGAAGAGGGGTTGGCAATGCAACAAGACCTCAAAATCAATCAGGTAGAAGAACTTCTCCAAACATAAAAAGATCGGACAATAGTTGGATAAATATGGTTGAAAATTTGCTAGAAGAGCAGTATCATGTTAAGATAGAAAATATAGACAACAAAGATAAGAGTGAGGAATAAAAATGGGATTCATGATTACTTCTGAAGTTTCCAAGCAATATCTACTAGAGGAAGATGCGGTAAAAGGATTTGGGATGGCTGTGACCAACGGTCAGTCAAGATTGGCATTGTCAATTATGGTTGATGTTGTTAATGGTTTTATGGAAGTTTTTAATGCCATGATGGACGAAGATGAGGTAGACCAACCTTCTGAGGTTGAGCAGCCGCAAAAACAGGAAACTCAAGTTGAAAAGAAAATTGCAGAAAAAAAGAAACCTGAAGTAAAAACAGAAACTAAACCAGAGACTTTGAAAGAGACTAAAAACGAAGCCCAATAATGAAACTTATAATAGGTTGTCCTATTTATAAAAGGGATTGGATTTTTCCAGTTTGGGCAGCAGCTGTTGAAAGACAATCTGTACCAATAGAAAAAATCGGGTTTATTTTTGTTGCGTCTAGTGGTGATGAAAAAACTGTTTCGTTTCTCCAAAAATGGAAAGACATCCATAAAAAAATTCCAGTCTTTGATATCATATTTAAAGATGATATTACCCATCATGAGCATGGGCAAAATTCAAGACAATGGACAATGTCAAAATATTATAATATGATTTCTTTAAGAAATTGTTTGTTAGATAATGTTAGAAAATATAATCCTGACTTTTTTTTCAGTCTTGATTCAGACATAATTCTTCAAAGTAGTTCTACTGTAGAATTATTGATTAGTCATATTAAAGACGGAGCAGATGCAGTTAGTCCGCTTATGTATATGACGCCTTTTGGAACGGACTTTCCAAGCGTGATGAGCTGGCTTGATGAGCCAGGAAAAAAAGCAAAAAGAACAAAAGAATATCCAA